CACCCGAATATGGGTCGATATAAACTTTATACTTACCGTTAAGAACACCAGCAAAAGTATTGCCAGTATCGTCTACGTTAAGGTTTGCATTGAGTGCAGGGGTGTAGTCAAGAAGACCAGCCATCGAAAGTGCAGAAGCAACATCCGAAGAACACATGATGATGTTGCCTTTTCCTCTACGAGTTCTTTGTGCGATTGCGTTAGCATCACGCTCGATTTGGAAGATAAGACCTTTGAATTTCTCAACCGACCAACGACCGTTGGAATCAACGTCAAGGTCAAAAGTACCAGCAGTAGCAGTGTTGAACTGAGCACCAGCTTCAGCAGTCTTGTAGATGGTACGAATAACTTCACGGTTGATTTCAGCAAGAATCTCAGTTGAGAGAATGTTTGCCAATTCCGCTTCAGCATTCAGACCATGAATTGCCTTGAGGTCTTGTGCGAGCTCTAATGAATACTCAGCCTTGAGTGCTCTTGACTTTGCAGTAACGGTGACTTTCTCGATTGAGAATGCCATTTCGTTGAAACTTTCAGAACCTGATGCACCAAGTCTTTCTGCATCATAGGTAGCCATACCACCACCTACGTTGTAGGAAGTACCAGCAGTACCAACAGCATTCAGAAGACCGGGGTTGCTACCAGTTTGTGAAGCAGTAGTACCGAAACCTACGTTTGCTTCAATAGTAGGATCAACAGCATACTGGGTTTGAGTTCCCTTTCTTCCAGAGAACTGAGTATCAACTTCATCGAAGAATGCTTCAGCACCTGATTGACTGGTATAACGTGAACGCATTGCGAAGATGAGTCCTGTGGGACCGTTCATTGGTTGAACACCTGCGAGGTCATATGCGACCAAGTTAGGCATTGAACGACGGATTAAGCTGATTAGAACAGGGTCGAAACCTGCAACTGGACCAGCTGCTGCGTTTCCACTAGCACCATATCCACCACCAAAACCAGCACTACTAGTAGTTGAACCACTATATGATGCTTCGCCAAGGAATTCTCTTTCCTCACGAAGGAATTTCTCTTGATTCTCCAGGAGAACTGCGGTTACCATTCTACGATGTGAATCTTTGATTCCATCAAGTCCCTGATAGTCAAGGAGTGGTGCCCACTTCTCCTGCAGATGTTCTGCGTTGAACATTTGCATTTGTTTTACCTCTTTAAAAAAGTTTTAGTTTGATTGTTATAATTTAAAAATCACTTTTTAGAAACTCTTTGGAGTGTATCAAGATATCTTGACATCGAACCAGATACTGGTTGCGAATAATCAGTTTCTTCTACGATATAATCCGAGTTGTCTCTTTGAGTACCAGCGTTTCTAGGGAAATATGATTCCCTTAACGTTACCAGCTTCTCACGATAGTCTGACTCACTATCAAACTCAACATTTTCAGCAAGAGAAGCGAGTTTGTCCTTCTGAGAAAGTGCGAGACCCTCAGAAACTTCGGCAAAGATTACTTCAGTAACCGACTCTGCTAATCTTCTATTCAGAGCAACATTCCTTTGAATTTGCTCGTTGAGTTTATTCTCCATTTCATCAAGTTTTTCTACCATACTCTCAAGTACATCATATCTATCTTCAGGGATTGTTACATAATGATCTTCAAAAAGACCCTTCATTCCTTGAAGGAATGATTCAGTCATTTCGGTCTTAAGACCTTGCTCTACTTCGAGAGCATTTTCTTGCAACCATTCTTCCGAAACGTACTCAAGGTACGAATCGAGACGTTCAGTTAATTCTTCTTTAATTGCTTCTACTTCTTCAGCAAGTTTTTGCTCATATTGATGAACGATTGCTTCTTCGATTTGTTCGGTTCTAGCATTCAAAGCAGCTTCGAAAACTGTTTTTGCTTTTACCTTGAAATCTTCGGAGAGTTCTTCACCAGAAAGAAGTGCATTTACGTCCTCTTCGATTTCTTCTTCGATTTGGGCAAATGCCTCTTTCATTTCTTTTTCTTTTTTGTCCTCGGCATCATCTTCTTCACTACCTTCATCTTCACCTTCTTCATCCTCATCTTCTTCTTTGGAAGATTTTTTCTTTGCTTCAGTAACTACTTCGTCTTCATCATACTCAGCCTCGTCATCGATGAGTTCTTCATCCTCATCTTCTTCGACTGATTCTTTAGCAAGGGACTTCATAGCATCTGCTGCTTTTGCACCTTTGTTTACAACGTTCTTAACTTGCTTAAGAGTTGCGCCAGGAGTTGAAAGTTTTGCAGAATCATCATCTGGTTTGTAGTTCTCTGGAGTTGGTCCTCCGAGATCTTCCCAACTACCAGTTTGACCATCAGGAATACCTGTGGTCAACTTCTGCATTGGGTCTGCTGCTTTTGCACCAGCATTTACAGCAGTTTTAGATTGTTTAGTGCCTGTTTCCATTTCTTGTAAATTTTTACCACGGGACATTTGATCTCTCCGATTAACCTATTGTTTAATCTGTATTTATTTATAATTTAAAGATTTGATAAAAAGTTTTGGAACAGGTCAACTTTCTGTTCGTCCAAACGTTTTTGGTCTACTAATGTGTTTATTTTTCTCTTTGCTACTTCTGCAGCCTTTTCACGAAGAATTCCACCTTCCCAACACCACTCCTTTCCTTCCATAATTCCATTTACAAAAGCATCAGGAGCAGAAGGGTCAGCAACAATATCAGCAGCAGTAGCAAGCATAAAATCTTCACCAACTACTGAATAACCTTCGTTAGTTGGAATTAATGAACCAACACCACGAGAAGAAACTCCAAGTTTTACACCATCATTTAAAAGTGATTCGGCAATTTTTCCCATAGGTGTAGAAAGAATTTTTGCTTTACCCCAAAAGTTGTCATCTCTTCTTTCTAACATAGTAATTTTATGGGAAACTCTATCTAAATTTAAAGTTGGTCCATCTGGATGTCCCAATTCACCAAGAGCACGACCCTTTTGAATAAAGTTTTCGTTATATCTTTTGACCTCTCTTTCAAGAGTTCTCATTTCATAAAGTCTGTTATTTCTATTTGGTTTGTTTGCTTGAAGAAAAGTACCTTCAATAAAAAGAGACTTTTTACCGTTGGTTTCTTCAACAATAACATTAACCTTTTCGATTTCTTCTGTGATAAGTTTCATTGAATTAACCACCTGCGATTTGAATTTCTGTGATGTGGAGTTTTCCACTTGCTCCGTAAGCAGCAACTTTTGTTACTCTTCTCAAAACACCAGTGGAAGTAGTGATTGGAGCACCTTGACTTGAAGTATTCCAAGTAAGAGTAATCACTCGGTTAAATCCACCTGTTCCAGCACGGTTTGATGCATCTACTGATGCAACAGTTGCTGCTGTTGTATTAATACCTGCTGGGACAATACCAGTGAGTTCGACAATATCACCAGCAGAAAAATCAGAGAAAGTACCTTCTGGTAAAGTTACAACAGTTGTAGTACCAGTAGTAACACCTACAATAGTTTGAGTAGTTGGTGTATCTCTCAATATAAGTTCAGTTCCAGCCTTCACAAAAATACTAGCATTTGTAGTAGTACTAATTGTTGGAGTTGGAGCAACCTCAACATAAGCATCTTGTTCTGGAACAATTCTCAAAAAACCAGACCTCAAAGCAATTGGATTACTGGTTACTGCTGCACCAGTCATCGTCAATGGTGTAATTTTTTGTACAATCTTATATACGGACATTGTAATAATTAGACTATATTAGTTATTTATCATTATCCAATATCACCTACTAATCTCTTCCCAGTCCATAGAAGCAAAAATATTTGAATTTATAGTACTAGCAGAGCACACCAAAGTAAGTTCATAAGGTGTATTAGTTAATCTATCTCTTTCTAACTGAAATTTAAATAATGCTTCTTTTAGAATATCTACTGGAACTGTAGATTGTTGAGATGAATTGAAATATCCTGATGCAAGAATTCTGCCACCACTGTGAGTTCCACCATCAATCTTATATTCTACCGCACTATCAACCCCTGCACTTACCCAAGTTCCCCCAACTGAAGTGCCACTTGCTATAACTTTCCAGTTATAGTTTGCATTATTTGTAGTTCCCAACATTGAAACTGCGGTCAAGATTACAATTGCATCTAATCTATCTGGTGATGCTTTCAAACGAAGTGAAATAACTGTGTAATCTGTTCCAACTGTTCCTAAAGTTACAGGGTTTGTAATTGCTGTTCCAACTGCTTGTTGCAATCCACGAAGTTCATAACCACCTTCTGAAATCACAGTAGAACAAACTTGTTTTAATGTACTTGCACTAGTTGTTACTCCAGTATTTGTAATCTCATATCTTATTGGTAATGCTGCCGTTGTAATATAAGTTGATTGAACAATATTTGCATGATGGAATGAATGGCAGTGAATAAAATTTCCATCAATTACAAAACCAACTCGGACTGTTCCCAGTCCCAACCATTCAATATCAGTCCACATAATTTGACCTTTAGATGGGTCAAGTGTATAACCAGAGGGACCTGTTCCATCTAACTTATCATATAACCAAGATGATTGTGGTGCATGAGTTTCCGATAAAATTCCACTTACAATACTTCTTTCTACAAAATTTAAAGTAGTTCCATCTGCCTCAAAATAAATTCCATTATCAGCACCAAAGTATCCTATTCTTTGACGAAGATTTGTTTTTGGTGCATTCATTACAAATGTATTCATTATTTGTAATGATTTTCCTGGTTGATATGCAAATACTTTTGTTGTTTCTCTTATAACTGATTCGCCACTTGTGGTTCCAATACCAATATTAACCAATCCTTGAGTCGTTACAAATCCAACAGTTGCACCAGTTCCTACGATTAAACTGGTAAAAAGATTATTATCTCTATATCTATGAGAAGAATCAAAAAGTGTTAATGGAGTTGAAGTTCTTAATCTTCCAAAAGCATCGAATTGCTCTTGACTTGGTTTATATAAATGAGACATTAGACTACCCTCCAACCGTTTCTATAAACAAAAGTAAGTGAACCAAAATTATATGCAAGAATTGCTCTATCCTGTCCGTCAATTTTATCTGAACCTGATGGAAGGATTGTGATATATCTATTCGTTCCCTTGGATGCTTCTCCAAGTTCATCTTTTACTATGTAGGTAGTTCCTTGAATCACTGTAGTGGGAAGGGTAATTGTAACTGCTCCAGCATAATTAACTCCAATATAATAATCATTTTCGGTAATTGTATAGGATGCTGATGTTACATAAGTCGTTGACGATATGAAAGGTGCTTCACCCGCATATGCACCAATCCATTTTTGAGATGGTGCATCATATCTTAAAAACTTATGGTCAGATTTAACTGAATTTCTATTTACATCATCAAGAAACTCAAGGCGAGTTTCACCACCACCACCTAATGTGGAAAGTTGTTGTTGAATACGGGAAAGAAAAAGTTTATAATGTTTTTGCAAATCATCAAGAGTTGCAAATTTTTGGTCTAATGGAGTTAATGGGTCATTTTGTTGTTTAACATCACTTGGTTCGGCAAGAAGACCTAATGATTTTTCAATCAGTTCTTCTTTGGGTTCTTCAAGTTCTTCTTTATGTTCTTCCAGAACCTCAAGAACTTCTTCCAAAGAATTTTCAATTACTTCTTCAATTACTTGTTCTTGTTTTTTTGGTGTCTCTGAATATAACCAATCCTCAAATGCCTTGACTGTTTTTTGTTCTTGTACCTTTTTCTTTTTCTTTGGAGTAATCTCTTC